TTTAGTTTGTTATTGATACTCAAATATAGAATAGAGTGTTTTATGTCTCTACAAAAAACTGCCCAGTGACGTGTTTCTTTCGGTGAATTGTGGTTCTCTTTCGTTGAATTGTATTTTATGGGTTCTATAAGTTTATCTTATTGTTTATCAGGGTTATATAAGTTTATCTTATAGTCGCATACATTTAGTTTCTAGGTTACTGGAGGGGGGATAAACCGCTAACCCTTGCTACCAACGGGCTCACAGCGTTTTACTTTTATTTTCAAGACAATTAAATTGAGTCCAGAATGTAGGACCGGCCAAATGTAGGACCGGCCAGAGTTATTCCTTCAATAATTTACGACAAAGGGTAAAGAGTTGCATCTGCACCACGTGCCAAACGTGCCCCCCAGCGACAGCCAGCCCCCTACAAAAAGCCAAAAAAAAAGAGAGCCAATTTTTGAAATGCTACCCCCACCCCTAAAAAAAATATCACTTTCTTTTGGCGGGCCGCTTGCGATATATGGGTATATTATCCAATTCCTACTGGTATCTAATAATTTTTTATCTTTGCCTAAACACATGTCAAAAAAAGTAACATGTAAATCGTCAAACCAAAATAATAAAGAAAACATGAACGGACTAGATGTAAAAAATGGAAGATTAATTAATAATCGACCTAACGGAATTAGTGGAATACAAGAAGCTGCTATGATAAAAAAAGCTGTTAAAAAAATGAAAAAAATAGAAATTATTGCTGACGGAATTAAACTTTCTGAGATGATTTAATTAAAATTTACAAAAAACTGTCATGAGCTTCACCTAAAAAGTGAGGCTCTTTTTATTCAATATTATACTATTTGATAAATTAAGGACGATTATCGTCTTTAGTAAAGACGTTTTTAAGACGTTTTGTTAAACTTAACTATTTGATAATCAAGTAAAAGACGAAAAAACCGATTTTAAATCTAAACTGTAGTGAAAAAAATTATATACAATAGTATTAAATATATATATATATAGGGGAACCCCAAAAAGCGACATTTCGACATAGCATAAAATATTTACTTTTTTTGCCTCTAATCTAAATAATAGTTTTATATTTGTAAAATAAAATCAAATTCAATTATGACTGACCAAGGAGGGTATTCACCAAAAGAACTTCATTTTGACAAAGAGGCACAAGACAAACTTGTAAGTGGTATCACTAAGATTGCTAAAGCGGTTAAATCAACTTTAGGCCCAAGGGGCAACACTGTGCTTATTGAGTCGCCAAACCATACTCATGGACTAACTGTCACCAAGGATGGTGTTACGGTTGCTAAATCAATTAGTCTTATTGACCCAGTTGAGAACTTAGCTGTTCGCATGATGAAAGAAGCTGCCGACAAGACGGCTACGCTTGCTGGTGATGGTACTACTTCTAGCATTGTAATAACAGAGGCCTTAGTATTAGCTGGTATTGACTTGATTGACGCTAGTGTAAACAAGACTGAGGTTCTGAAAGAACTTTACATTGGAACGAAAGAGCTTGTAGATAAGCTAAAGAAAAAATCAAAACCTGTAACTAAAAAAAGACTACTTGACGTAGCAACCATATCAGCGAACAATGACCGTGAGATAGGGAAAATAATAGCTGACACTTACAACTCGGTTGGTAAGACAGGAATAGTAACAGTTGATAAGTCAGATACCTCTGAGACCTATTCAGAGACCACTGAGGGGCTTAAAATTGACAGAGGGTATACCAGTCCACTTTTTATAAATGACCACAAGAAAGACGAGTGTGTGCTTTCTGACGTGCGTATATTAGTAGCTGACTCTGAGATAGCAAATTTACTTAGTATTGAGAACGTTTTAAAAGACATTATATCAAAAAATGAGAAATTATTAATAGTAGCGCCTTGTTCTACGAATGTTGTCAATACTTTGGCAGCAAATGTAATGAAGAACAGCTTGAAGATTTGTAACATCGCCCCTCCCTCCTTTGGCTACAAACAACATGAACTGATGCAAGACATAGCTCTCTCGGTTGGTGCTACTTATTTCTCTGAGAAAACAGGAGATGACCTTAGTCTTATCAGCTTTGATGACCTAGGTTTTGCATCTAAAGTAATAGTGGGTAAAGACGCTACTGTGATAGTAAAGGGTTCTAATGACAATAACACTGAGGCGGTTGACCAGCGTGTTAAACAGCTATGGGGGGCACACTCAAATGCTTCAAAAAAGAACGACAAAGACTTCATATTATCACGTATCGCATCTCTTACAGGTGGCATAGGTGTTATACACGTTGGCGGTTCAACTGACCTAGAGCAAAAAGAGCTCTTTGACCGAGTTGACGATGCTGTTCACGCAGTACGCTCTGCATTGCTTGAGGGTATACTTCCAGGCGGGGGTGTGGCTTTATACAATGAGGCTAACGCAATACTTGACTACACCTCAAATACTGTTGACATATCAAATGAGAAGCGTATAGCCCTTCATATTCTTGAGGTGGCTTGTAGAGCTCCCTTGAAGCAGATACTAATTAACGCAGGTGTTGACATAAATATTGTGTACAATGACTCTGACGCTGATGGGATAGGGTATGACGTGAAGAGTGATAGAAGAGGTGACATGATAGAGATGGGTATTATAGACCCGATGAAGGTAACAAAGACAGCTCTTCAGAGTGCTGTGTCAGTTGCTTCAACAATACTAAGCACTAACGCTATTGTTACAATGGCACGAACATACGAGAGTTAATATGAGACCAATAGGGAAAAATGTAGTTATAAAAAGCATTGACGAAGAGATAAAGACAGCTTCTGGGCTGTTACTCTCCTCTGATGATGCCAATCAGTTAAGATACAAAAAAGGTGTTGTTATAAAGCCGGGTACTGACGTAGTTGGTATAAATGATGGAGACAACATATACTACGACAAGAGAGCTGGTTATACTATGCTAATTGACAATGTGCCTTATACGATTATTACTGAGCGTGATATCGTTGTTGTCTTGTAGTTTTATTTATTTCTTTAATCATATTACGATATACTTTGTTGGTGTAGGGTACATTGGTAGCGAACAAAGGGTTGTTGTTCTGAGCCTCTGGGAACTCCTCACCATTTAATTTTTTGTACACTGAGTTGAGCATACGCTTTGCTTTAAATGATAGCTCATACATTTGTCTGTTTCTTTTTTTTTTCGGGAACTCGACAATCCACTCTTCTTCTAGTAGTCTGTTAAATCTTTTTCTATCCCATGGGAACAGCTCTAAGTATTCTTTAAAATTTCTTGACGTGAAGTACCTCTATGACTTTAGGAACAAAAGCATTTCTAAGTCAGGTTCACTTATTTTATATTTTGCCTTTATAAAATAACGCACTACCCTCCAGTATTTTAAGTAGTCATCTTTCATTTGATTTAATTTATTACCTTTGTAACAAAGATAATGATTATGATTGGATATTGTTTAATAGTAGTAGTTTTATTAGCTTGTGTAGTATTTATTTTAAAAAAAAAAGAAGTAATAAAGCAAAGAGCAAGTGCTGTAAAGATAGAAATGAAAGATGTAGTAGATGCGGTTGTGGAGGTAGGTAATCAAATTGGTGATATTCTAAAAGCAATGAAGGGACGCAAAAGGCCTGGCCGTAAATAAAATATGTCTGTAAAATATTAGTATCTTTGTAAAAATAAATTATCTCTTATGAAAGACAAGAAAATGTACGACAGTCTGTCTGTTAAAAATAAAGACATAGATAGGATGATGCCCGGTGGTTACGTGACTCAGTGGACTCCTTCTCAGCAAAGAGCCAATGACAAAAGAGCTAAGATGGATGAGCTGAATATAAAATTGCATAAGATAACGGTATCTCCGGCTAAGACTAAGCCTACAATTAAGGAAAGATTCATAGCTTTAAAAAAAGGAATGTGAAGTCAAAAGGATTAGGAGATACAATAGCAAAAATAACAAAGGTAACAGGTATAAAAAAAGTTGTCGAAGCAATAACTGATGATTGTGATTGCGATAAAAGACAAGATACTTTAAATCGAGTGTTCCCTTATAAAAATGATTAATTATGGCATACAATAAATTACAAGCTGGTAGAGCAGCAGCAGTAACACCAAGTGACACTTTGGGTATTCCTAGTGTATCTAATCAAGATGGAAGCGGCAACAACGGCTGTGTTATTTATGTAGGTACAGGTGGAAGTGTTAGAGTGCTTACGGTAGGAGGTGATGACGTTACTTTTGTTGGAATAAATGCAGGTCAGTTTATGCCGGTGCTAGTCACTAAGGTATTTGCAACTGGAACATCGGCATCAACAATAGTAGCTCTTTGGTAATATGGCATTTAATATAGGCATATTTAATATTATAAATGGAGAGACTTACACTGGTGAGTACCCGCCTGGTGCTTTTGACATAATAACACAACAAGATATACAAATGGCTGACGAAGCTGGTAATGACTTAATAGTTGAGTACGCTCCTTAAATAAAAAAATATGGCAGTAAAATTTTCACAGTTTGATGTAGCAGCGCAGATTAGCGACATTGACTATTTAGTAGGTTATAAAAGTACTGAGAACGTACAGATAGATGTACAGTTGCTAAACAGGACGTATGACTTATCAACCGTTCAGTCAGGCTCTGATGCAGATGTAAATTTAGTTCCCAATACAGGTACAACTGACACTGTAAAACTTGAGGCAGGCAACAATATCACCCTTACAGTTACTGGTAATGTAATAAATATTGAAGCTGCTAACGATGCTGTAAGTTCTGTAAATGCTGGGGCTGGTATAAGCGTAGACCAAACAACAGGGGCAGTAACCGTAACTAACGATGCTCCAGACCAAACGGTAGTATTAACAGGAGGGACAAGCATTTCAACAAGTGGAACTTATCCAAGTTTTACTATTACAAATGACTCTCCTAACGCAACTCACACAGGAGATGTAACAGGCTCTGGTGCATTAACTATTGCAGATGATATTATTAGTTATGCCAAACTGGGAACAGAATTTACTACAAGTGCAGCTTTAACAACAGAGGTAGATTTTGCAACCGCTCAAGTATTTACTAAAACTTTAACGGCAGCAACTACTTTAACATTTGCAAATACTGGTATAGGTAT